CTGTAAGCCCTGCGTAAATCGCCAAGGCGTAACGCCCTGGGACAACAGCCCCCGCATCAAGTCCTACCGGTGGTTAGCCGGAGGAATGACAGGCACAGCTAACCGAGCCATGCCCAGACCCACTTTGTATGAACCGAGTGGGGATCGGCGTACTCACCAGGCTCCAAAACAGAATCCACTATTGCTAGGGGATTCTGATATGGCTCCTGGACTCTCTCGCGATACTTACGTGTAAGCTCTTTCCTAAGAAGCTCGCCCCAATTACTGGGCCGTCTTTGCCTTATATGGTGAGACGTGGTAAGTATTCGATACTCACTTCGCTGAAGAGGGATATTAAACCTTTTCTTGAAGTGAGCGTCATTAATAGCGCGACTCGGAACACGAAGGGAAACAGGAAGTTTCTCCTCGGTCCGGGGATAGACATATTGAACTTCATCCTGGATAAAATCAAGGATGGGAACGACAGTGTCATATCCGAACTTTGTAATCAAAAGATTACAAAGATCAGCGCTAGAAGAAAGAGAGGTAGCAGATGAATCAAAGGTCTTTCGGACTCTTACAGGAGTGACATCCATACCATTATGGAAATCACCACCGCAGGATTCCCGAAAGGGACCTTTGAAATAGCTCTTATCTCTGTTGACAATTAAGCCAACAGATTCGAGCCCCATAGTAATCGTCTCATATAAATGAGTCTCGAAAACTATGTCATCGCCATACACAAATACCTTCGTCCCGGTTTCCCGGGGCTTCTGTATTTGTATGGTTGCCTGCGCACACGCCCAAAAGACGAGTGCTTCAACTGGGAAGCAACAAGAACTGCCCATAGGGGCAAACTTGTTAAGCTTCACAATACTACCGTCCGGTAAAATCGTGGACTCGGAGCGACAAGCTTCGAGGGCCTCAACCCAATTAGGCGGAAAAACTTGCCTAATGAGACTGAGGGAAACACGATCGGATGCTTCCGATAGATCAATGGTAGCATGGCCCCCAAAGAGGGAACCAAGTCTAGCCAATTCTCTATTAATACCTTGGTCAGTAAAATTTATCTGACCTCGGGTAGTAGGGTGGGTCTCAAGGGTCTCGTAGAGAGATCCCATGATTCCCTGCTGAATATACATAAGTTCAGCAGGTTCACATGAGATAACGCGAGGACCCCGAGAATCCTTAGGAACGAGACAAACTCGTGCCTGAGGATCAGAATATTCAGAGACTTCTAAAAGCTTCAAATCATCAACCAGATGACTCGAAGAATAAAAGAAGTAATCAGGATAAGGGAAAGTAGCATCAAGCTTAGGAAAATACCTAAGCTCATGCCATTTATCCCAGTTTTTCGTGCGGCAAGCGGTAGCACCGCTGCCGTGACAAGGTCGTATGTTCGTAGGATCTGTATTACACAGAACCCTACTAATAATACGGCGCATGTTGTTAACGATGGCCATCTGGCAAGAACCAAGTGGCATATCGTCAACGCTGAACAACTCAGCATCAACCTTTCGGAATGATGCAAGAAATTCAGACACGAGTTCCTGATCATATTCTACCTCCAATTTATAGAAAATGTACGACAGTTGCCGTACACAATCTACGGCGATAGAGTCTCCTTCGAGAGCACCCTTAATCGCAACACCGCAGAATACTGGAATTGACACAACAGAAAAATCTGAAGTGGATCCCAGCTTAGCGCCGAAATGAATCGGAACCAGATGGCCTTTAAAGCCAACTGGAAGTGTCCATTCCGAAGTGGAATGGAAGCGATCAAGTGCCTTCCCAATCTTGGGAAGAGTAGTGGTCAAGAAGGTGATTCCCTCTTTAGCTACCCGCTCATTGAAGGTCGTGATATCACGACTATTTATGTACGGGCCATAGCGTTGGTTTTGCGCTAGGTTTGTCCATAACAGACAAAGGCTTTTCAGACTACCATTCATAATGGACGGTCTCCGAAGAGCATCCCAATAGCACATCCCCAAACAACACAATTCCTGAACAGCCGGTAAATATTTACGGCTGAGACAAGTCGCTATGTTTTCTTCTGCGACGGGTTTTACACCTCGTTGTTCAGAAGCGCAGTCACATTCGCGTTAGTGCCACCCTCAATAAGGAAATCAACCATCTGGTTGACGACCTCAAGGATGATGGCATTCGTGATGGCTGTGCTCGGCGGGCGAACGATAACCACATATGCGGAAATCGTCGCCGGCACCAAGAGTGAGTCGACTTCAGTTCTGTCGATACGCACCAGGTGCCGTTCATTCCCTTTCGAATCGGTCTCGTGAGAGATCGTCAGTAACTTCTCGTTGGGCAGTGTTAAACCTGCTACTGAGAAGACTGATTTCCCGCTATCGGCAGCTCGAAGCACAAACGCAGTTAGGTTTGTGTCGACGTCGGTAGCGGTATCTTTCGAAAGTGATTGTGGCGTTGAAAATGCCATAGGGCCTATGCTCCTCCCTCAAAAGAGGTTTTGGATTTAACGTTAACCTATCTTAGGATAGGCACATGTCCCCAGTTGCACTAACTGAGAACGGCACCAAGCGACAATAAAAGAGTCGCTTGATTGAAGTTCGGAAGTTTCCAACCTAAGCCAGTTAAACTGGCGAAATCTGGAAATATGGGCATTCTCTGGAAATATCGCAGAGAGTAACTAGCCCCTTCCGACTTTGGTTCGTTGGAATAATAGCCATCGGCAGGATGCCGAAGCCAGTACCAACTTACCTCCATTTCGTCTTTCAATTGTAGACAAGAGTCTACAAGTGAAACGGGTAACTCCAAAGCATCTACTTTGAAACGAGATAACCAATTCCCAACGCCGAAGAACCAATCGACGACGAAGGAAAAAGGAATCGCGTCCCAAAGTATGCGTGGATCCAGCTGAACGCCAATGGAATCAATAAATCCACGAAGCGTCTCATCAAGCTCACCCGTCACAGCCAATGGCTGCGGCGCGTAAGTAATGAAGGCTGTCACCGACCTCTTAAGTTTCGCATTGTAATAAACATGCGAACCTGTAGGATACTCGATGTTACCACTGACTGAGGAACCTTCAGAGACTTCTCGAGAAGAAACTTGAATCTTCTTCCCGATTCCCTCTTTGAAGGCTGCTAGGTCATCACGAAACCGTATCACAGCATGAACCATTTCTTGGACGTCGCCCACAGTGGGCTTCCATCCAAACTTATAGTTCAAGTGCAATCCAGCCACGTTTTTAACCACACTGGCAGTCTTTTTCCATAGTTTGAACAATTGTGTAATGTCCTCAATATCCAAAAGGAAATTGGGAACACTGACTTTTGTCAGATCGGGCTGTAATTTCTGCCAAGCAGAATTTATCAAAGCCAGACCGTTGCCACCTAAATAAGCTGTAGGCGGGGTAGTTACCCCGAACGCAGTCTTAACGGTGCCAACAACTAGGTCCTTAGCTTCACAACATCGTCTTTGGGGATTTTGAGATAACTCATACCACCCATTGATCCCAAGGGGAGCTTTCTCGTTAGCCCTATAAAAGGCTGCCGGATCGCCGACGTAGTTGAAGCGTTCTACGGTTTGTCGACACAAGTTAGACCTCGAACGTTGAGAACGAGGTTTATTTGTGTACACGATCGAGTCCGTACCAGACTGGTAGATGAAATCTGGCAGAGCAGTTGTGCTCTGTAAGACGTTGGAAGCATTAAAACGCTTCTCAACAGCACCTACGAAAGTTTTGGTCGTGACGGGACGTGACTTAGAGACAATGTCTCCAAGTTCGATAATCATAGATCGCCTCCTAAGGGACTGTTAGTCCTCATCGAAATGAGCCTCTCGGCTCGGCGAAGACCCTCCCGTGGTTAACGGGGG